ACTCATTACAGAAAACATTGAGGAGGTCAAACTTTTGACCGAAGAAAAAGACGGTCAAAAGTGTCTCTACATTGAGGGTGTATTCCTCCAATCGGAAGTAAGAAACCGTAACGGAAGAGTATATCCATTTTCTGTTCTGGAAAAAGAAGTAGGTCGTTATAATGAAGAGTACGTATCGAAAGGTCGTGCGCTAGGAGAATTAGGTCACCCCGATGGTCCTACTGTAAACCTTGATCGTGTATCCCACAGGATCACAACACTCAAGGCTGAAGGTAATAACTTCGTGGGCAAGGCAAGAATTCTTGACACACCAATGGGCAACATTGCCAAATCTCTCCTTGGTGAGGGTGTGAAACTTGGTGTTTCTTCTCGCGGCATGGGTAGCATTGATAAGCGTGAAGACGCTAATTATGTTATGGATGACTTTATGCTTGCGACTGCTGCTGATATCGTAGCAGATCCTTCTGCCCCTGATGCATTTGTAAACGGCATCATGGAAGGAAAGGAGTGGGTATGGGACAACGGTCTCCTAAAAGAGAAAACAGTTGCTAAATACCAGGGATACATTAGTGAATCATCCAAGAAAGATTTGGAAGCGAGGACTCTAAAAGTCTTTGAACACTTCCTGTCAAATCTCTAACTTAATAAATAATCATAGAAATAGCTATAGAAATTCAAGGGGAAACTCACATGTCAGATATGTTAAAGGAAAAATTTGAGGAGTTTGTAACTGAATCAGGTCTAGTTGTTGAAGCTGGCGATCCAATGCCAACAGTATCTGCAGCAGTTATTCCTGGTGGTGGCGGTTACGAAGCGTCTAGTCAGTCCAAGACCGAAGTCAACTCCAAAGCTGGAGCTGGCGAAGGTAAGGCTACTGTAGGCACCGACGCTGTTAACGGTTACGGAGCTCAACAGTCAGTCACCGATAACGGTGGTCCACGTCCAGACGGAAACGATGAGGGCGAGGATAATCCTGGTGCTAAAGCATCTGCCCCTGTTGGTGCTAAAGGCGCACAGAGCGATGGTACTGCACAGACCTCTAGCATCAACGATGCTGGCGACCAGGGCAAGACTGTTACCGTTGGTGCTGATGTAGCATATGCAACCAGCACTGGTCCTGATGTAACATATCCCATCAAGCCTTCCTTTGAATCCCTTGACATGAGTGCAGATGTTGCAGCACTCACCGAAGGAACAGAACTCACTGAAGAGTTCAAAGAAAAAGCAACAACAATTTTTGAAGCAGCAGTCAAATCCAAACTATCTGAAGAGTGGGCAAAACTCGAAGAGCAGTTTGAGACTCGTGTCTCCGAGCAAGTAACATCTGTTAAGGCAGAACTTGCAGAAGAGGTAGGCGGTACTATCAAGTACGCCATTCAAACATGGTTGGAAGAGAACCAAGTATCCATCGATCGTGGTATTCGTAACGAAATTACTGAAGACTTCATCGCTGGACTCAAGAATCTCTTCCAAGAACACTACATTAATATTCCCGATGACAAAGTTGATGTTGTCGAAGGAATGACTGAAGATATTCGTAAGATGGAAGACAGCCTCAACGAACAGATTGAGCGCAACGTGAAACTTCAAGGTCGTCTAGATGAGTCTGCAAAAACTGTAATTCTGAACATTGTTTCAGAAGGTCTTGTAGATACACAAAAAGACAAGTTGGCATCTCTAGCAGAAGGCGTAGAGTTTGAGTCGGAAGAGAAGTTTGCAGAGAAGGTTAAGACCCTCCGCGAATCATACTTCCCAGCAAACCCTGCTACACCTGCAGCAGAAGCTACTGATGAAGCACCAGTTGAAGGCGGAGAAGTAACCCCAGCAATGGCGGCATACCTCAATGCTATCAGTCGCTGGAACTCATAATAATTTAACTCCCTAATCCAATAAAGAAAATGTTTAACGCAGAACATCTTCAGGAAAAGTGGGCACCTGTTCTTGGTCACGAAGGCTCCTCGCCTATCGATAACCGTTACAAGAAAGCTGTCACATCTGTCCTCCTGGAGAACCAAGAAAGATTTATGCGCGAAGAGCGCGGTATGCTAAACGAAGTTGCAGTTAACAGCCTTGGCGCTGGTACTGTTTCTCCTTCTGGCAGCGCACTCGGCAACGCTAACACCGCTGGTCTTGCAGGTTTCGACCCTGTACTTATCAGCCTCGTCCGTCGTGCAATGCCTAACCTAATGGCATATGACGTTTGTGGCGTCCAACCAATGAGCGGTCCTACTGGACTAATTTTCGCAATGCGCTCACGCTACGAGAACCAAGGCGGCGAAGAAGCCTTGTTCAACGAGCCTGACAGTGCATTCTCCACAGCACATGACGCAACAGCTGGTGCTTATACACCTAGAACTGGCGCTGGTGTCGGTGGCGATTCAGAGGGTAACAACCCTGCACTTCTTAACGACTCCTCACCTGGAACCTACGAAGTAGGTCGTGGCATGAGCCGTGAGAACTTGGAGAAGATGGGCGAAGCTTCCCGTCTGTTCCGTGAGATGTCATTCAGCATTGAGAAGACTTCTGTGACTGCAAAGTCCAGAGCTTTGAAAGCAGAATACACCTTGGAACTAGCACAAGACCTCAAGGCTATTCATGGTCTAGATGCAGAGCAAGAACTTGCTAACATCTTGTCCAGTGAAGTCCTTGCAGAAATCAACCGTGAAGTTGTACGTACAGTATATCAGGTTGCTAAAGTCGGTGCTCAAAACAACGTTGCTAACGCAGGTATCTTTGACCTAGACGTTGACTCCAACGGCAGATGGTCAGTTGAGAAGTTCAAAGGACTTCTATTCCAGATTGAGCGCGATGCTAACGCAATTGCTCAAGAGACTCGTCGTGGCAAAGGCAACTTCCTCATCTGTTCTGCAGACGTTGCAAGTGCCCTAGCAATGGCAGGCGTCCTTGACTACTCCTCTGGTCTAACTGGTGCTGGTGGTCCTTCCATCGGTGATGTTGATGACACTGGCAACCTTTCGGTTGGCACAATCAACGGTCGCATCAAGGTCTACGTCGATCCTTATGCTGCTAACCTTTCCGACAAGCACTACTACGTCATCGGATACAAAGGTACTAGCCCTTATGACGCAGGACTATTCTACTGTCCTTACGTTCCCCTCCAAATGGTTCGCTCGATCGACCCTGACACCTTCCAACCAAAAATTGGTTTCAAGACTCGTTACGGCATGGTCAGCAATCCTTTCGTCACCACCAACGGAACCTACAATGGTACTCCAGATGGCGAAACACTTTCGGCAAACGCCAACATGTACTACAGAAGAGTACAAGTTATCAACCTCATGTGATTCATCACCAGGTTTCTTACAGACCTCCCTTCAAGGGGGGTCTTTTTTTGTCTAAATAATTAAAGACTATACCATGGGGTTATTATGCCATCCCTAGATGAGGCAGCTGCGAAAAGAGAACAAGCAGCAGCACAGAAAGAACAGAATAAACCAAAACAAATCGAAAAAGTTACCGAGCAAGTACCGAGCAAGTCACCAGTCAAAACGATTGCGTTGACACTAGGTGGACTCTTTGCCTTGGCACACATTGGTTTGTTAGGTTATGTAATTCACAGACCAGAAAAACCACAAGTTCCACAAGTACCTACAATCAATATCCCTCGTGGAGATTATTCGTCATACAGAATTAAAGCTGGTAAGGATGGATATGAGATTGAGTATCGTGCAAACGATCCTAAAGTTCTAGAGTCACAAAAAGCATTAGACCTCAATAAAAGTAAGAAAGGATTTTTTGGTGGTCAGCAAGTTGAAATGCGCCGCGAGTTCCGTCGTGATCAATTCACTATGGAAGGCACCCGTAATATGGGGGTAGGAGGCGCTGTAGACGGCGAGGGAAAGTTGACTGCCCGAGAAGAAGAGTGTTTAGTGGCGGACGCTGGCGCACGGTCCCAGGGTGCAATGGCAGGTAGTGCTATCGCTGCTGGTGTTGCTGTTCCTGCTGCTATGAGTATTCCATATGTAGGATGGTTGGCTGGTGGATGGGCTCTACTCCTCGGTCAAAAAGCAGGTTCCAGTCTAGGTTCTACCGTAGGTACAGTCTTTAATGACTGCTAAATAGTAGTGCTTGGGATGCTGACATGTCTGCTGATTGGTACAAAAAATTACCGCAAAACAGAAATTTCTTAACACCTACAGGGTTTAAATTTACCCTAGAAAGATTTGGTGGTGTTGATTTTTTCTGTCAATCAGCTAGTATTCCAGATGTTTCTATGCCAACTATTGAAGTGGCAACACCCTTTAGAGGTGTACCCATTATTCCTGGTGGTGGTGTAGAATACAGTGATCTAACGGTTCGGTTTATTATTGACGAAGATCTATCCAACTACATGACTGTATGGAACTGGATCAGAGACAATGGTAATTCAGAATCATTTGATGGAGAAGGAGAAGGATACTCTGATGGTATTCTACAGATACTAACGTCTAACTTCAATCCAAAATATAGTGTAAGATTTGAACGATTAATGCCAGTGCAACTTACTAGTATTCCATTTGATTTTTCAGTGGGAGAAGTTGAGTTCTTTACAGCTAACGTTACTTTCAAATACACACGTTATACAGTATGTGATTTAGGATTACAACCTCTATGAATTTTAGTTCATTACATCAACGCTTCCAAAAAATTAAGGAAGAGTGGACCAAGGATACACAAATCGATTTTCAATTTAAGAACAAACAATACTCCGAAGATCTAGCACGACTTGCGTTGGAGATTCCTTTCCAGCACAATAAATATCTGAATCATTACACAGATCTTTCTCAAATTAAA